AAAGAATTGGATAGAGGTTGGACTAAAATTAGAGACTTAAACTCACAGGGCAAGTATGATGATGCGGAAAAACTTGAAGCTGAGTTAACTGTTGCATACATGGAAGGTCGAGTTAAGTAAAATTAATTAGCCATTTAGGTACGCAACCTTAACCCAAACTGTTTTATTTTTTAATGTTAAGGAGAACCAATAATGGCTCATATTTTCCCCGTAGTAGGATCTGGTGCGTTTGACACTAACCCTACGTATTCAGGTAGTTTTATTCCACAATTGTGGTCTAACAAACTGAATGCAAAATTTTTCGCAAACACAATGATGACTGAAATCGCCAACACTAGTTGGGAAGGCGAAATCAAGAATCAAGGTGATTCAATTCGTATCCGTACTGCACCATCAATCACTATCAATGATTATGCTGGAGCTGGTACGACTTTATCAAGTGAAGTTCCTGTACCAATCTTTCAAGATTTACAAATCAACAAAGGTAAGTACTTTAGTGTGCAGGTCAACGACGTATTAGCGCACCAAGCTGATATGGACTTGATGAACATGTTTACTGATGACGCTGCTAAGCAGTTGAAGATTGCAATCGAAAACGAATGTTTCTTCAACTGGTTTGTAACAGAAGGCGCAGTTGCAGCTAACAAAGGCGCAGCAGCTGGTGCTATCTCAGCAAGCTACGGTCTAGGTACAGACACTGCACCAGTTAACCAAGCTACATCCGGCGAATTGTTAAAGATGATTCTACGTATGTCAGCTGCGTTAGACGAGCAGAACGTACCAGAAGAAGGTCGTTGGTTGATTATGTCTCCACACGATCGTCACATCTTGATGCAATCTGATATTGCACAGGCGTACTTCACTGGTGACCAGTCAAGTATCGTTCGTACTGGTAAGATTGGAATGCTAGACCGTTTCACGGTTTATGTATCTAACTTATTACCTAAAGGTACTACGGCTAAAGCTACAGTTGCAGGACTAACAGCAACTTCAGCGGGTGCTACGCTTTCAAACGCGAAGCCACGTCGTATGATGGTTGCAGGTACTTCAGCTGCTGTCTCGTTTGCTTCGCAAATCACGAAGACAGAGCCTCTACGTAACCAAACAGACTTCGGCGACATCGTTCGTGGACTTTCTGTATATGGTCGTAAGGTTGTTAAGCCTGAAGCGCTAGTTACAGCGTTAATTGGAACTCCATAAGGAGGTCTAGTTAAATAACTGAGGAGGGGGGAAACTCCCTCCTTATACCAACGTACGGAGTAGACTGTGGCAACAATAAAAGTTATAGAAATTATTAAGCGCGTAGAAGATGTTCTACAAGATTCAAATGTACGATGGCCACGCGTAGAGTTACAAAATTGGCTTAATGAGTCGTACTTACAAATTGCGTTACTAAGACCTGACGCTAGTTCTAAGACCGGTACACTTACTTGTGTCGCTGGTAGCAGGCAAACAATAACCTCCGGATTTTCCACTGCTTTACGTTTACTAGATGTAGTAAGAAATTTAGCATCTAGCTCAAATAAAAAAGTAGTTCGCCTTATAGATAGAAGTGTTTTAGATGACCAGCGTCCAGCTTGGCATAATGATACCGCTTCGATAAACATTCAAAACTATACGTTTGATGTTAGGCAACCTAAAGAATTTTTTGTGTTCCCCCCAGCTACTACCTCTGCTCAATTAGAAGTAGTGTACGCTGACTTACCTGGGACACATAGCCTTTCTGAGGCAAACTTGCACCCTACTACAGGTAGTGCAGAAGTTATAAAAGTAGATGACACATATTTAAGTGTTATCACTGATTGGATACTATATAGAGCTTTCTCTAAAGATGCTGAATTTGCAGCAAATGCTGCTAGAGCAGGTGCTCATTACCAGACATTTATGTCGTCTATAGGTAATAAGACCCAGAGTGATGTAGGCTCTTCACCTACGGAGGCAGTGTAAATGGCAACTACTACATGGGCAAGTTTTTATCCTTATGTACAACCCTATGTTCCTGGTTGTCCAGAAATTGTTATAGAGTCTCACTTACAAGAAGCTGCTGCTGATTTTTGCGCTGAAAGTGAAGTATGGAGATATACAATAGAGCCTGATTTTACAAGCAATGGCACATCTGATTATGAGATAGATGTACCTAAAGGTACGTTTCTAGAAAATATAATGTACTTGTACTTGGACGGTAACATCATACAACACGTATCGGAAAGACATTTTAGAGTGGCTACAAACAAGGATGGATCTGCTATTAAAGGCACACCAACTTACTTTTCTGTTCTTGATGATAACAGCATACGTTTATACCCAATGCCAGATGGCAAGTATACATTTAACGGGTTAGGTGTGTTGAAACCAATATTGTCTGCTACAGGAGTAGAGACTTTTATATTTACTACCCACGGGCGCAGCATAGCATCAGGAGCTATTGCTAGACTTGCGGAGATTCCAAACAAAGAATGGAGTAACCCAGAACTAGCTATGCAGCACCGTATTGATTTTGAGCGTAGAATTTCTAACGCTAAAGGACGGGACACCCGAAGAACTAATCTTCGAGTAGCCTCTATAAGATTTGCTGACTAGGAGGACAAATGGCTGAAACTTTTAAATATGTTCAAGGTGATACCGGCCCTCAGCTGCGTATAACCCTGACTGATGAAGATACAGGCACCGCGACTGACTTAACAAGCGGTACTGTGAGGATGCACTTCAGGGCTGCAGGTTCTACTACTTTAATATTTACTAAAACTTTAACTATTAGTTCCCCTGCTACCGGAGGCATTGTACTTGTTTCTTGGGCATCTGGAGAGCTAAACCAAGACCCAGGCACTTACCATGGAGAAATTGAAGTAACTAGAGGTGGTGGTGTTGTAGAAACTTTGTATGACGTTATTAAATTTAAGATTAGGGAAGACTTCGCATGAATCTAAAGTCAGTTGTAGCAATTGCTGCCCTTAAAGCCGCTTACAAACGGTTAGGGATTTCAGCTTCTGTAACATCTGACCTTTCTGATTCAGCTATTAAGACCCTAGGTATATCCTACAAAACTAAACTGTTACCTATCCTCATGGCTATTGAGGTGGGTTACTTTATCACTGAGATTGACATCGAAGGTAATGCGTTTGTGCAGGATGGCACAGGCGTAGAAGATGGACTTATATATGCGTTCCTAAAAGGTTTATCGGATGATCCATCGATGGTTGACCAGGCAGTCTTTGCTTTTAACAAAGTTATTAACGAAGCACCTTCAGTTACTCACACGGAAGTCTTTGATTTTTATAAGAATATTGCTAACGAAGCTGCTAATGTATCAGAAGCTCACTTATTAAACATAGGTAAAGCTATTCCAGATGCGCCTACTGCTGTAGATGTGTACACCTACGCTGCAACTAAAGCGTTAACAGAAGCTCCGTCAATGACAGACTCTTTTGACTACACTGCGGGTAAAGAATTTACAGAAAGCCCTAGTTTAGTTGATGCCATAGTAACTGCTTTCTTTAGCAGTCAAACAGAAACCCCAAACTTTACTGATGTTACAGTTTTTGATAGAAATAAAGTATTAACAGATAATGTAAACGCCACAGATGATGTAGATGGCGCAGCGTCTACTAACGACGATCAAGAAATGCAGTTTGTTAAAAATACTAGTGAAGCACCGTCAGTTAGCGATGCTATTGCTATAGTAGCTGCTTTTACTAGAAGTTTTACTGAGTCTCCTTCTGTAGCAGACACAGACACCATAGAAACGGGTAAGAACGTAACTGAAAATCCGTCAATTAGTGAAACTAACAACTATAATTTTGATAAACTATTAGGGGAAGACCCTACAATGGTAGACGTGTTTGCAATGCAAGTAACGTTAAACCCTTTTAGTGAAGCGCCAAGCGTTGCAGATACCTTCAACGCAGTGCCAAACAAAGTTAAGACAGAAGCGCCCTCGTTGACCGACGCGGGGTCGTTACGAAGTCAAGGATACTGTGACTTCACCTTTTTTGAGGAAGACTATGTCGGGGCTTCCAGAACATTTTAATAGGAGTTAATTATGATTAACGAAAACTTGAAGCTCTCCGGTCAGTTAGGAATCGTCCTTAGAGACAAGGACGGCAACATAAAGGAGAAGCGCACAGAAAAAAACCTTGTAGTGACTACAGGACTAAACTATATTGCATCAAGAATGAAAGATGCTACAGCGACAGCAATGACGCATATGGCTTTAGGTTCGGGTACAACTACAGAAGCTGCTAGTCAGACAGACCTTACAACTTTACTAGGGGCTAGAGAAGCTTTAGATTCTACAACTGTAACTGCAAATGCCGTTGCCTACGTAGCATCTTTTGAAGCTGGTGATGCAACAGGTGCTGTTACTGAAGCAGGAATTTTTAACGCTTCAACAAGTGGAACCATGTTATGTCGTACTAAGTTTAACGTTGTTAACAAAGCAGCAGATGACACTATGACTGTAACTTGGACAATCACTTTATCAGCTACATAATGGGAATAGGTGTAACTTATGTCTACGATAGTAAATCGAAACGCTAAAGGGTCACCTCTAACTAATACTGAGGTAGACTCGAACTTTTCCAATTTAAACACCGACAAGATGGAGAAGTCGAGCAACCTTAGTGATCTTTCTAATGCTGCTACAGCAAGAACCAACTTAGGCGTTCCTAGTACTTCTGCTGCTACAGATGAGGCAATAGCTATGGCGATTGCACTTGGCTAGGAGAATAATATATGGCAAACACGTTTAAAAGATTCACAAGTAACAGCGTAGGGACGAGTTTAGCAACAGTTTATACTGTGCCTTCAAGCACTACTACAGTACTTATTGGAGGCGTGGTGTCAAACGTTACTTCAAGTACAGTAAATGTAACTGTGACAGCTACAACAAGTTCTACTGTAATAAATTTAATAGGTGAAGATACGCCTATACCGGCAGGTACAGCGCTATCGTTTATTGATGGTAAAGTCGTATTAGAAACTGGAGATATAATTAAGGTAAAGAGTTCAGCAGCTTCATCGCTTGATGCTCATTTATCTGCCATGGAGATAACCTAATGAGTGGATATATTGGAAGAGGACAACCGGTATCAATAGACGATGGTGCTATTGAGACAGTTGATATTGTAGATGATGCAGTTACAAACGCCAAAATAGCTACTAACGCAGTAACTGGTGACAGCATAGCTGCCAACGCAATAGGTTTATCAGAACTAAGTGCAAGCGGTACAGCAAGTAGTTCTACCTACCTTAGAGGGGATAATAGTTGGGCTACAGTCGCATCAACAGTATTTCCGTTTTACAAAGCAGACGGCAGTTCAGATACAATAGCAATAACTAACGGACAGTTTCCATTTTTTAAAGCAGATGGCAACGCAGATAATATAGGAGTTTCATAATGGCAGCAAAAATACCAGTAAAAG